ACCGTTTTAGTTTTGGTTCGCATATATTTACCCCTCCTCCTAGTTGCGGCAGATGTAGCAGCAGCACTCGTGATAGCTGCAGCTGCTGCAGTGGGGTTTGGAGCAGTTTCAACTGCTTCAATAGCCTTTTCTTCTGCTTTAACAACTTCTTTTGGTTCTGGCAGGCTAGATTCTTTGCCAGTGTTGCTGTTTTTGGGAACAGCGCGGAAAGACCTTTTTCTATTTCCATGAGGTTTTTCCATGGTGGTCTTTACAGCGCGGCTCGTCTGGGCGTGTGCGCCAATACACGAAAGTAGACTGCCCAACCACCATTTGGTATACCTAGGTAAACCAACAAATGACCACAAATTCCAAAGTATGTGGATGATGATGGCGGTTCTGAGAGACGGAAGATCTGTGAGGGTGTAATGCAAGCATAGCACTGCTAATCTAGTAGCTATCAAAACAGATTTCAATGGTATTACATTCCAAAATAAGTACACGTATCCAACAAACTCTAACCACGGTAAGACATGTCTAGCATACGGAACATAACGTTTCATCACTTCCTCGACAATCGGTACTACGATGATGTTAACCCAAGGATTTTTGGAATAAACCAACAAATTAGCAGCCCACTTGGGTGGGTAATCAACCTCAATGATTCTGTCAAACACAGGATGTTTCACAATGACAGTCGGATGATCTATTTTCCAGATCAATGCTCTAAAATCATTTATTAGCTCTTTAGAAACCCCATACATGCGAGATGCGTACGTCAAAGCCTTCTCACTAACAGGAGTTTTAACTCTGGCCACAACTTTGTGGTCTTCGTGTATTGTAGGTGCTTGTATTCCGGTAAGTAGCGTTAGATAGTGTCCAATGTAATCGGCAGCTATAGGCACATGGCTTGTTTCATATTCCAGGCCCTGCATAACTGATTTCAACCAGATAAATTCCATACCTGGTGCAGGGATCTTGTACGTATAACCTAACCTAGCCAAAATTCTTCCAGGTTTTGGCCCCAATTTCCATCCTTCATCTGTAGGCCACCATCTCGAACTCAGAAATTCGCACTCAAAAGCCTCTTCCGTCTTGTTTAGTTTTGGTTTCAGTCCCAACAGCAACAAGAATTTTTCTAATTGTTTCAACTCAAACTCCCCGTCGACAACGACCATTGCATCATCTCCCATACAGATTATGTAGTGTGTTATTTTGTAGTGTTCAAAGTAGGCATGGTATGCACCAGCAGTGATCACAGTGTTACCACAACTAGTATTCCCATCACCCGAGCACCGAGTGTGTTGGACCTGATAATATGTACCAGATCTCAACACGCCCCGGTTGCGGCCACCCCTGTCGAAGATTATTTTGAGGTGTTTGCGCGCGACTCCCATACTACGATAAACTGAATGTTCAAATTGCAAAGCCCCGGCCCTTACTGTGTTATCTAGCCTGGAGAAATCACCGGTGACAAATACAGGTTTCTTGCATTTGCTCACTGCATACTCAAACCAATCTCCAACCAATTCGGCACTCATGCCAGCAGCATATGTTATGGGCCCATACTTTCCATCGTATTTGCCCCAACAAGCAGCTAATCTCTTAGAAATAGAGTAGGTTATTGGTCCAGTTGCAGCTTGGTAGGTGGGAGAAGCCCCTTGAATCAATCTGGGGTCAAACATCAATTCTTCTCCACAGGCCTGCGTGCCTTGTTTTTCGACTTTAATGTGTGTTTCTCTAATTAAATCTCCTGGTGTGACGTGACAATTCTGGTCTAAGAAGCGTTGATACCCAGCGCGTAATTTTTCTCGCCTAGCTAGGTTAAATCTTGATAACCACTTTTCCATTTCCATAGGCTTCAGCGGTTGTTGATACAAATCCACAGTATGTTCAAAACTTGAGTGGATGTATTTATAAACAAACTCCCAGAGCAATGGTCTATGTCTGGGTGCATCGGGAATGCCTCGGTTGTTTATCGCTACTATTTCATTATGAATACACTTCCTAGCAGCACTGGGGTGGATAGTAGGATGCGTCAATCCCACAACTACGACCCCTATTCCAGGTTTACATCTAGTCGATCCTTCTACCAATTTAGTAATTTCTCCATCATGAGGTATCAGATCCTTTAAATCATTACAAAAAGATACAATAGCGTGCGGTTTTATGTATGTCAG